AAATTTATTCCAGTATGGGAAGGACAAGATACAACTCCTCCAGTCGGATATACATTTAAAGATTATCCAGACATCCACGGAAGGATTGGCGCATTTGTAAAATGAGCCCAGAGTTTAGGAAAGAAGCATATAGAAGATTTTGGATGATAAAAGGACATCTAGCTTGTCATAATTGGGCGGATGAAGATATTGTATCTATGAGTGATTCTTATTTGAGAAGGCTTTGGCATAATGAAGAAGCATATATTCATACAGAAGGTTTTGAAGAAGCCTACCAAAAACTATTACAAAATGGTTAAATTTTACTTGACAAATCAACAAAAATACATTATAATTAGGCAACACTAGGAGAATATTATGAGTGATAGAGTTTATGGACAAGACGAAAAGGCAAAACTAGAAAGACTAGTAAATGAAGGAGCCACTGTTTTACAGGAAATTAATGATCTTCAAGAAGGTCTTAAAGAAACAGTAAAAGCAGTTTCAGAAGAATTGAACGTAAAGACAGCATTAATTAACAAGGCAATTAAGGTAGCACACAAAGGTGATTGGCATAAAGTTGCCGATGAATTTGAAGACCTTGAAACTCTTGTTACTACTGTTGGAAAAGACAAGTAGATATATAAGTTAATAACGCCCTATGCCAAATGGCGGGCATGTAGTATGGTTTTGTTGGCCACAAGCAACATGGAGATTGAATGAGTTACGTAGACGCCTATTTTGACAGAGATTCTGACATCATCAGAGTAGTAGAACGAGTTGATGGTAAAAGAATTTTCCAAGAACATCCTGTAAAATATACTTTTTATTATGATGATCCGAAAGGTAAACATAGAAGCATCTATGGTGATCCAATCTCGCGTATTGTTTCAAGAAACACAAAAGACTTTCGCAAAGAACTAGCAATAAACAATAAAAGAAAACTTTTTGAAAGTGACATCAATCCTATATTCCAATGTTTGAGTGAAAACTATCTTAATCAAGATGCTCCTAAACTTAATGTAGCATTTTTTGACATCGAAACAGATTTTGATCCTGAAAGAGGATTTGCTGATCCAAGCGATCCTTTTATGCCTATTACTGCTATCACTGTACATTTACAATGGCTTGATACTTTAATAACTTTAGCAGTTCCCCCAAAGACTTTGACAATGGAGGAGGCAAAAGAACAAACTAAGGAATGGGGACAGGAATGTGTGCTGTTTGAAAAAGAAGAAGATATGTTACAAGCATTCTTGGATCTGATCCAAGATAGTGATATACTAACAGGTTGGAACAGTGAAGGTTATGATATTCCTTATACAGTCAATCGTGTTTCAAGAGTTTTAAGTAAAGATGACACAAGACGTTTTTGTTTATGGAAACAACTTCCTAAGAAACGTGAATATGAAAAGTATGGCAAATCAGCTGAAACCTATGACCTAGTAGGTAGAGTACATTTAGATAGTTTAGAATTATATCGTAAATACACATATGAAGAAAGACACACTTACAGACTTGATGCCATTGGTGAACTTGAAGTTGGTGAAAAGAAAACTGTATATGAAGGTACACTCGATCAACTTTATAACAATGACTTCAGAACATTCATTGAATACAACAGACAAGATGTTGCACTACTGGACAAGCTGGACAAAAAACTAAGATTTATAGATCTTAGTAATGAACTCGCTCATGCGAATACTGTTTTGCTACAGACCACTATGGGTGCTGTCGCAGTTACTGAACAAGCTATTGTAAACGAAGCACATAGACGTGGTATGCGAGTACCAAACAGACCTAAACGTGATCCTGAGTCTTCGACAGCGGCTGGTGCCTATGTTGCTTTTCCTAAAAAAGGCTTACACAAATGGGTAGGTTCAATGGATTTGAATTCGCTGTATCCATCTGTAATTAGAGCATTGAACATGGATCCAGCAACTATTGTTGGACAACTACGCCCAACACTTACTGATGAATATCTAAATGAAGCTATGAACTTACAAAAGAAATCCTTTGCTGGTGCTTGGGAAGGAAAGTTCGGCACATTAGAATATGAAGCAGTAATGGATCAGAAAAGAGACGTTGCTATTACTGTTGATTGGGAAAATGATAAAGAAGATGTTCTAAGTGGAGCAGAAATTTACAAAATAATCTTTGAAAGTAACAAACCTTGGATGCTTTCTTCAAACGGCACAATCTTTACAACTGAACACGAGGGTGTGATTCCTGGATTACTTAAACGTTGGTATCAAGAAAGAAAAGAATTACAAGGTCAACTTAAAAAGGCAAAAGATGCTGGTAATTCTATAGAAATAGAATATTGGGATAAAAGACAGTTAGTAAAAAAGATTAACCTAAATAGTTTATACGGTGCTATTCTAAATCCTGGTTGTAGATTCTTTGATAAACGTATTGGTCAATCAACAACACTGAGTGGTAGAACTATTGTAAAACACATGTCAGCAGAAGTAAACAAGGTTATCACAGGTACATATGATCATGTAGGTGATGCGGTTATATATGGAGATACAGATTCTGTTTATTTCAGTGCTTTTCCTATACTCAAAAAAGATATTGATGCTGGTAAAATCCCTTGGAGCAAAGAAAACGTTATTACACTATATGACCAAGTAGCAGAGGCGGCAAACGCAACATTTGACAAGTTCATGGCTGAAGCTTTTCATTGCCCTAAAAGTCGAGCAGAGGTTATTGCGGCAGGTAGAGAAATTGTAGCAGAAAGTGGCTTATACATCACAAAGAAAAGATATGCCGCATTAGTGTATGACTTAGAAGGATTTAGAACTGATACAGAAGGCAAGCCTGGCAAAGTAAAAGCAATGGGCTTAGACTTGCGTAGATCAGATACTCCGGTATTCATGCAGGAGTTTCTAAGTGAACTTCTACTAATGGTATTAACTAATAAAACAGAAAAAGACGTACTAAACAGAATAACTGAATTTAGAACGGACTTTAAACAACGCCCAGGTTATGAAAAAGGTTCTCCAAAGAGAGCAAACAAGATAGGACACTATCAAAGACTAGAACAAAAACAAGGAAAGGCTAACATGCCTGGACATGTAAGAGCAAGTATCAACTGGAATACATTAAAACGTATGAACGGCGACAAGTATTCACAGGAAATCGTAGATGGAATGAAAGTTATTGTTTGTAAACTTAGACAAAATCCATTAGGATATACCTCCGTCGCTTATCCAACGGATCAACTACGTATTCCAGATTGGTTTAAAGAACTTCCATTTGATAATGATGCTATGGAAGAAACAATAATTGACAACAAACTAGGAAACCTAATAGGTGTGTTGAATTACGATTTAGAAAATACAAAACAAAACAACACTTTCAACAGCCTATTTGACTTTGGAGAGTAATATGATACACACTATACAACAACTAATGGACAAAGTAAGTGCTATGCATGGCTTGGCTGTACAAGCACACAGAGAAAAATACAAAAGTCATACAAGAGAATATAATGTTGACCTTGTAACACACTTGGTCGAACAAATTCAAGCTATGGCTGGGGATATCTATAACGATAGAACGCCTCATCCTAAGCTGGTAGCAAAGAAGAAGGAGAAGAAATAAAGTGAATATACTTGCTAAGATTAGTGACCGATTGCCAGAGTTTTGTTTGAGCCATTGGTTATTTAGAATACCTTTAGCGATTGTTTTTATACAACAGGGGTTAGACAAGATACCTGTTGATATAGAAACCGCTGAATCTTTTGGTTTGCCTTATCTGGTATGGTGGTTTGTAGCATATGGAGAATTAGGTGGTGGTCTCGGCTTACTAGCAGGAGGCTTAATGCAAAACAAATGGTTACAAAATTGGCCTTGGATGGGAGATACTGTTACAAGGTTCAGTGGAATTACTATCTGTTGTATTATGACAGGAGTCATTTGGATTGGAGAACCGGAAAGTTTCATGGATGTGATACTTTACGATAACCTACATGTATTTTTATGGGTAGGTGGATTATTTTTTGCTTTACGAGGTAATAGGACATAAAATGGGAAAACATATTAAAACACAAATGGATTACAATATTATAAACGACTTTGCTGAAGAATTATCAAAACTGGATCCAGAAAATGAAAAACTAAACAAATATCTCACAATGGAAAACTTTGAAGGTGGCGAACTTAGAAAACATATTAAACAATTTCCGTGGGCAGATAAAGTACCAGGAGTGACAGGAAAATGAGTAATGTAAAAAAAGTAGCCCAGGAACAAGCCGAAGAAGCATATGATATATTTTTTAAATTTATGAAAGGCTTTGCTTGGGTATGTGGATTTATTATGTTAGCATTAGTAAGTTGTAATTTTGGTGTAGATGGTACAGGTAGTAAATCAGATCCTGCTCTTTATGAAGAATACAAAGAACGTATGGAAGAAATGACAGAAGAAATTAAAAGGAAAAAATATGAGCAATGAACCATATCATAATCAAGGTTTCGGCGTAGCTTTTTTGTGGATAATACTAGTGGTATTTCTCTTTCCATTAGCGGCTATGATGACTATAGACGATACTTGGGATAGATTTTTACAAAAGTATGGAGACCCAATCACAACAGAGTGTTGGGAAAACAGTAAACACGAAAGAGTTTGTAAAAAAGAAAACAGTTGTAAATTTTTAAGAAACTTCTGTACTGAAGAAGTATATAGATGGAGAGTGAAATGATGATATCAGACACAGAAACAATGCTATTAACATTAGTGCTAGGTGGACTATTTTATGCCTACCTATGCTGGAAAAATTTATGAAACTTACACTAATAGGATTTGGCTTTGTAGGCAAAG